GATATCATGGAGCCAACAGAGCAAGTCGACGGCCGCTTTTATACGTCTAAGGCTGCCTTTCGAGCTGTTGGCCGTTCGCTTGGCCTCATCGAGGTTGGCAACGAAAAATTTCCAGAGAAAAAAAGAGCAACTGACAGCCGGCAAGAAAAAGAAAAACGGCGTCAGTCGCTGAAGAAGGCGCTCGAAAGATATAGGGCTGGTCACCGATCCAGGCATTTGACCTAGATCAAATTCGAGGTTTGCTATGTCAGACGTAAACATCGCGCCGCCGGCGCCACCCTCTGCGCCATCAGCTCCCGCTAACGAGGTACCGATCAATCAGAACCCCGTGGCGAACCCTCAGCCGGTTGGAGATCAGGCGCCGGAAAAGCCGGTAGACGGTCTGGATCGTGGTCATGGTCGGCCGGAAACCCGTCGCGAAAGTATTCGCAAAGCGTTTGAACGGGCAAATACCCCCGAAAAGGAGCGAACCCCAGCACCGCGCAAAGCAGATCAGAAGGCGGCGAAGGCTGAAAGGGCTGAGAAGGCCACTGAGCCTGGGCTTGATTTGCGTAAGCCGCCACAAGATCGCTATCGCGAGGGCGGGCGTTTTGCAAAGACGCCTGCAGATACCGCATCGACGCAAGCCGATCCTGCTGCAGGTCAGCAGCCGCAGCAGACTGCGCGAAAGCCTTCGCCACCTCTTCCCGAAACCGCGCCCTATAGAGAGCCGCCAGGGCGTTGGGCCGACCACGCCAAAGCAGAGTGGTCAGCCGCGCCCGAAAGTGTGCGCGGCGAGGTCTACCGGATGGCGAAGGAGTTTGACGGGGCATACGGCAAGCTCAAGGGCGATCACGAGACGATGAATACGATACGCCATTTCCACGAGATGGCTACCCAGCATGGTACCACTCTCGACAAGGCGCTCAACAATTACGTCTCGATGGAGCAGAAGCTGCGCACCGACCTGGTCGGTGGCCTCGACGTAATCGTCAACAATCTCAACCTACATACGTCAGACGGCCGCAAGCTTGGACTACGGGATGTTGCGTATCACATCCTCAACCAGAGCCCCGAGCAGCATAAGATCATCCAGCAGCAGAACAGTCAGCAGGCGGCCCAGAGCCAGATCGGTTCCCTCCACCGCGAGGTGGAAGACTTGAAATCCACCATACAACAGCTGCATACTGGCCTGCAGTTCAATCACACCAGGTCGCAGGTTGATCAGTTCGCTGACAGCCATCCTGGTTTTGATGAATTAGGAGATCTAATCGAACAGGAGCTGCACTTTGGTTTCAGCCTTGAAGAGGCCTACCAACGTGCCGCCCGCCTTCGACCTCCGACAACCCGCGCGGCTCAGACCCGCAACCCGCCGGCTCAGACCCGACCCGATAAGTCGATCCGTGGCGCTCCAGATACCGGCCCCTCAGACGGGCAGCGCCGCAGGAGCGATAAACCCGTTGGCCGACGCGAAGCTATTCAGCGCGCAATCCAGCGTGTGAATGGCGGCGTCTAATCTGAGGTTGGCGAATGCCAAACATCAACGCTAATGCTGCTTATCAGCAGATCCTTTCTATGGCTCTGGAGGACCGGTCTGACGGTTACCAAGACCTCGTCTCCAACAACAACGCAATGCTTGCAGTAATGCGGCGTAAGGGCTTGTGGCATACCTACTCAGGTCCGCGCATTCGCCAGACGCTGCAGATCTCCAAGCAAGTCGCCCAGTGGTACAGCGGCTATGATCAGCTGCTCAACCCCGCACTCGATCTGTTCAACGACGCCTATTTCGATCCGAAAATGGTTGTCGTTCCGGTCATCCTGTCCATGCAGGAGATCTTGAACAACGAAGGCAGCTCACAGCTCATGGACGTGTACGACAGCTATATCGCGGCTGCCGAACGCGCCCTCGAGGATACGATGGATGCCGGCATCTATGGTGATGGCACCGCCAACGGCGGCAAGCAGATCACTGGGCTGGCGACCGCCGTGCCGATCGTCAACACCAGCGGCACCTACGGCGGCATCGATCGCAACCTTGCGGTGATCTGGCAGACCAAGACCTATGATGCTCAGTCGATGGTGGCGGCAATCGGTACCCAGGTCAGCGCGACCACGATCCGACCGTACCTCAACTACATCATGACCAAGCAGTCTCGCGGCAAGGACTACGCCGACCTGCTGATCATGAGCCCCGAGCATTATGCGGCTTACGATGCGGCGACGATCGCCATCCAGCGACAGACAAACTCGACCTCGTTGGGCCAGCTTGGCTTCAGCGCGATCGAGTACATCGGTGGCGGCAAGCGGGCCGAGATCGTCCTCGATGGCGGCATCGGATCCAACATGCCGGCAAACACCACGTTTGGTCTAAATACCGACAGCTTCCGCATGCGGTATCACCCGAACAGAAACTTCGACAACCTGTTCGACGGCGATGGTCAAATGCCGATCGACAAGGACGCCGTTGCCCAGTTCATCGGATGGATGGGTGAACTCACCCAGACCAATCCGATGTTTAACTGGCGGTTCTACGACAGCAATCCTGCTGCGTAAGATGTCGCGACTGCTGGCGCCGCCGCCCAAAGGGTGTCCCTTGCTCCCTCCCGCGGCGGCGTCAGTCAACCCACTCCCTCAGACGGAGAAACTCGATGCCTACAAGAGATCCTGATGCTGCTGCTGTTGCACTGTTCAAGAACCTGGCGAAAAAGAACGAGGTTAAAAGCTTGAAAGAGGGTCGGCCGATCTTTGATGACATCGAGGTCGTTGAGATCCGCTTCCCTGGATCACGCAACGTGGCGGTGTTTCCAGCCACGGCGTTCTCACATTGGGCGGAAGATTTCACCACCGGCGAGCAGACGGCTGTGACCTATGCCGAACGCTTTTCTCGCCAGTACCAACAGTTCAAGTCGCAGGCGGCGCAAACCAAATCCGGTACGCCACTTGCGCACGTTCCTTTTCTTACAGAGGCGCGTCGAGCGGAATTGCGCGCCCTCAATATCTACACGCTTGAGGCGCTTGCGGTCGTTGACGGCCAGGAGCTGAAGAACCTGGGCCATGGCGGGCGCGAACTGAAGAACAAGGCGCAAGAGTACATCGCAGAGAGTAAGTCCAACGCGCCAAACCTGCAGATGGCGGCCGACCTGGAAGCACTCAAGGCGCGCAATGCAATCATCGAGGAAGATCTAAAGCGCGCACTAGCGAGCGGGCAAAAAGCCGATAATCAATTCGATGATATGTCGCTCGATCAACTGCGTGATTTCATTGCGACCAACACCGGACACGCGCCGCACGGCTCGCTGAACCGGAAAACGCTGGTGCGGATGGCAACAGAGGCCCAGCAGAAAGCCGCATGACGAATGTCATTGTTGACGGTTGTTAGGGATGTTTGCACGAGTGTCGGGGCGGCAATCCCGACATCCGTGTTTTCTGCAATCACTAGCAACCGCACAATGGCGGAGATGCTTTCGCTCGCCAACGAGATGGCACAGCGCATCGCCTACGACAGCCGCGAATGGCAGACGCTCAAGGCGGTGCAGACTTACACCGGCGATGGCGTCAAAATAGATTTCGATCTTCCGCAAAACTTTAAACGCATGCTGCTCACCGCGCAGGTGTGGCGATCGATCACCACGCAATACCCCATGCGGTTCTATCCAGATCTGAATGATTGGATGCACCGCCGCATGCGCGGTTATTTCGACAGCCACGGCGAGTGGACGATCTATGGCAATCAGATGCACATTCATCCGCCGATGCCTGCCGGCGTGACTGCGACGTTTGCCTACATGGATAAAAACTGTGTTTCGCTCGCGAGCGGCGGCGCCAACGACAGCTTCTTGACTGATAACGACAGCTTTCTGTTGGGCGATCGCCTGCTCAAGCTTGGAATGATCTGGCAATGGAAGGCTCAGAAGGGATCTCCTTACGCCGAGGATCTGGGATCCTTTGGCGATGCCATGCTGATCGCCATGGGCAACGACAGCCCGTCGCCAATCATCGTGGACAGGCTTCCTATTTCTGCTGCTGTCGTTTCCTCTACCGTTGACTTTCCGGTGCCAGTGCCATGAGCATTTACCAGGCATTCAAGCGTCAACAGGTACCGGCGCAAGCAGCGCAACAGCTGAAGACTGTGACAATCCCGGCGCCGACGCGCGGCATCATCATGAACGAAAACTATACGTTCATGCAGCCTGGTGGTGCGATTGTTTCAGACAATTGGATACCAACCATGCGCGGTGTGAAGCTGCGCGGTGGTTGCTCGCGCTGGTGTGTTTTGCCAGACGTCAGCCCGATCATCTCGGGATTTGAATACAAGAGCGCAACTGACGAACGCATGTTCGCAGCCCAGCTCGACAAATTGTATGACGTGACCAACTCAGGCGCCCCTGTGTTGGTTAAGTCTGGGCAGACATCCGGCAATTACAGCGCCGCGCCATTGTTCAATCAAGGCGGCGATTGGATGGTGGTAGTTAACGATGCCGGTGACTTTCCGCTGAGGTTTGACGGCGCAACGTGGACAACACTGAATGCCAGCCAGATCACTGGTCCGGTGGGATCGGCGGTCGAGCACGGTCGCAACCTTTCCTACGTTTGGAAATATCGCAATCGGCTGTTCTTCATCGAAAAAGAAAGCATGAATGCCTGGTACCTAGACATCAATGCCGTACAAGGCGCGTTACAATTAATTCCGCTATCTGGGTCCGCCACTAAAGGCGGTAAGCTTGTGTTTGGCGCCGTCTGGTCAATCGATGCCGGTGACGGTGTCGATGACAAGTGCGTGTTTTTCACCAGTGAGGGTGAAGCAATAATCTTCAGCGGCAGCAACCCATCTGACATCAGCAACTGGCGCCAGGAAGGTCGCTACAGCGTCAGCAGGCCGATGGGGATGAATGCTCACATACCGATCGGCGGCGATCTGCTTATCGCTTGCGTCGATGGCATCATTCCGCTTTCGCAGGCCATCACCAAAACATTCGAGCAGCTCGAACTGGCTGCCGTCACGCGCACCATCAAGCCGCTATGGCGTGAGATGGCTGCCACGCGCAACACTTTCCCATGGTCAATGAAAAAATGGGACGAGTGGGGTGGCACCTATGTGACATGGCCTGGAGGATCTCCAGGTTCTCAGTATGTCGGCGTTATCAACAGCGCCACTGGCGCGTGGGGCCGTATCGTTGGCTATGACGCGCTGTGTTTTATGTACTGCTTCCGGCGTGTGTTCTTTGGCACCCAAAAGGGCATCGTCATGCAGGCCGAGCGCACTGGCTACGATGACGGCATTCCATACACGGCAACGCTGGTCGGTGGCTGGGAGATGTTTCAGCAAGCGCCGGCGACTGTGGTCTGGCATCAGGCGCGCGCAGCGTTTTTGTCGGCGCCAAGCGAACCGTTCCAGCCGCAGCTTGCGGCTTGTACTGACTACGTCATCAAGGTTCCTCCGGCACCGCCGGCCGGCCCAGATCCTGGTACGCCAGACGTCTGGGATCAGGGCCTGTGGGACAGCGCCAAGTGGGATCAGGCGTCGACGCTGTTTAGTCCGGTGGTGAAAAACACTGGCTGGGTGTCGATCGGAGAGGTGGGCTTTTCTCACGCGCCGATCTGTCAGGTGACGGTCGCGCAGCAAGGCAACCCAAATGTCGAATTGGTTTCGATCGCAGCAACATTCGAGCGCCTGGGCGTCAACGTCTGAGGATTAGGTCATGGCTGAGGAAGCGCCAACCCCCGCACCAGCGCCGCCGGCAACTGATAACGCCGCGGTGTTGGCTAGCTTGTATCAGGACTACAACCCGCAAGGCGCCATGGGTGGCTTGTTTGCGCCCGCCTATATCCATGGGCTGAAGGCATCGGAAGATGCCGTATCGGCGTGGAATGCTCAAAACCATCCGGTGACTTACGCCAACATCGATGAGACGCGGATGCCAAATCCGTATGCACCTCCGTCCGCCATGAGCAAGGGAGATGGTGTGTACGGTGGGCCGATCCCAATGACGCAGGCTTATGGCGATCCAAAGGGAATGGTCGATCCACTGGCGTTGCAGTCATTGGCGCAGGGCGGAAAGTATGACTTTGCCGGAAGACGCAGTGCGATCGCAGCGAGACTTGCGGCCAACGCACAGGCAGCAGCAAGCCAGCCGGCGCCGGCTCCGGTAGATCCAACCGGTGGCATGAGATTTATTTGGGATTGAAATGCTTCAGTATCTGTACGGGCACGATGCAATGGTGGCGAAATTTGTTTCGCAGCTGGTGCCGCATTGCCATCGAGGCTTCCCCGATACGGCGCGCGGCATTGGTGTGCTCAACGAAGACGGCATCCTGATCGGCGGCCTCGTCTATCACAACTACGACGAAGACAGCGGCCTGATCGAATTGAGTGGCGCCGCCATCGATCCACACTGGCTGATGCGCGGCACGATCGAGCGCATGTACCGCTATCCATTCATCACATGCGGCTGCCAGATGCTCG